TAGTAAAATATCTGTACGGTGTGGGGTTCGAACCCACGCGGCTTACGCCAGCAGATCTTAAGTCTGCCCCCTTAGACCACTCGGGCAACCGTACAGGTATTTTACTTACACATTTAAATGTGATATTTCTTTAAATAGATTTGTAAAAAATTATAATTTTATAAATACATTTTTTACTTTTTGTTATATTATAAATTTTAAAACTCCAGAATTTGGTTTGTATTCTAAATGTATTAAAATTATTTGGTACTTTTAGTGCGACAATTTTAGTATAGTTGTATATTTCATTTATAATGTCTAATACATTTAAATTGTCTAAATATAAGTCTATTTTTCTTTTTGATTTATATTCAGCGCCACCCCAAGGAGGGTCTAGATATACTATATCTTGTTTTAACATAAATTTTATCCATTTATAAGAACAATTAAAAGTGTTTATTTGATAATTCGTGTTAACTTTCAATATATTAAAATTGTTTACATCTGGTTCTACAAGATTAACACTTTTAAAATCTTTTAAAAAATAATAAGAATTACCACCTATGCATGCCGTTGCATCTGTTATAATATAATCTGAAGTTGAATACATTTTAATTATCTTATTAATTTGTATAGCCTGCTGTTTTGTTGTATAAATACTTAAAACAGTTTCCGGTACAATTAAATTATCCGTGAAATAGTTTTTCATATATTTATTAATATGTATAAGTTTTAAGTTCATTTTTAAGAGATGATATGTTAGACTCTATGGTTATTATACTACCAGCTGTGTTTACATACATAGGATTCGTGTTGTCATAATTTACTTCAGCTATTTCTCTTGGAGTACCGGATCGCGTTTCAGATCTTATAGCTCTATCTCTGTTAGACTTCAACTTTGACAATTCATCTTTAAATTTTTTAAGTAGCTGTTTTTGTTCATTTAAAAGTCCTTTTAATTGTTGGACTTTTTCAGCTCGTTCTTGAATTTCCTTTTGTTGTCTTTCGCGATTTGCTTGCTGTCTATAACCATGAATAACTTCAAAATGGTCTCTTAAAAGTCTAGAATAGTTCCGTGTTGGACCACTGTTGTCAGGCATATAATATATGAAATGATTTGCATCTGCTTGGTAGTCTGTAAAAGCATAATCTATCGGAAACACATTTCTAGCTGTTAAATATTGATCTTTTGGATATAATTTCCAATGAGGATCATTTGGCGCTCCTATAATATAGTTTGAAATACTAAGATCATTTATTCCGTCGCTTAAAACGGGGGGCATATTATCTTTATAAAATCTTAATCTATACATTTAATAACAACAAAACATTTTTAATTTTGTTTAATTAATTTATCAAGTATATTTATTATATTTGTACCTGATAGAATGTTTATACATCTTTGAGACTCAAACAGGTTTACGGGGAAATAAAATTCTTCTAGTTTATAATACGAGTACATTATTACTAAATATTCTTCTATTTTCAAATCTTTAACGTATTTCCAAAGAATATACAAAACAATGTAATCATAATCATTCATCTTGTAATCTTCAAAACCAGCGTTGTCTTCATACAGTTTAAAACATTTCATTAGTTTTTTTTCAAATAATTTTACAATTTTACGGATATTTATACCTTCTTTTTTATTTATTTCTGAGATATAATTATCTACGGTCATTCTATATTTTTAAAAAATAATATATTTGTAATTATAACATGAAAAGGAAACTGGGACATCATTCAGAATCTGATGAGAACATGTTCGATATTACAAGTTATAATCTAACAAATTTAGACAAATTAATAGAAATGATAAAAGATTATTCAGTGAAAAAATTACCAAAGAGGAGGTATCGTAGATTTTACCCAAGTAAGATGCATGTATTACCTAATATACTTCAAGATCTATTAGACCTTAATAACATGATAGGTCTTAAAAAACTAAAGTCTCAATTAATAGATCAAATACTGTATTTTGTACAGGGTATAGACGAAAGTGTAATGCTACACACTGTACTAGAAGGGCCGCCGGGGACGGGTAAAACAACTGTTTCTCATATATTATCCAAAATTTATTCAAAATTGGGAATATTTAGAAAGACAAAGTTTAACGTTGTTAGGCGCGCGGATTTAATTTCTGAATACCTTGGGGGTACAACTATTAAAACAATGGAAACTCTCGATAGATGTAAAAATGGTGTGATGTTAATAGACGAAGCTTATTCTCTTGGTGCAAATTCTGGTCAAGAAGATATGTATGCAAAAGAATGCGTTGATACAATTAATCAGTATTTAACAGAAAATGTAGATAAAATAATATGTATAATAGCTGGTTATAAAAAGGAATTAGATAAGTGTTTCTTTTCTTTAAATCCTGGTCTTAGAAGAAGATTTCCTTGGACATTTACGATTGAAAACTATACAGCGTCAGAATTGTCTGAAATATATTTTAAATGTATAGAAGAAAAAGAATGGGAAACAAGTTGTGAAAAAGAAGATTTAATTAAACTTATAAGTCCAAATTTATCTTTATTTACTGGAAATGGTGGAGACATCAATAATATAATAGAAAAAGCTATATTCATAAATGCTCGTAATAATTTTGGAAAGGAAAATTTATATAATATATCTATAGACGAATTTAAAGAAGCTTTATCTATCTTTATAGAAAACAAAAAGGGGAAGGAAGATTCTCCTCCATTTGGTATGTATACATAATCGTATAAATTATACGTTAATGCTAATAAATTAATTTATAGTTATATAAGTAAGATGATATCTTATAAAAAAATTAATTTATTGGACTTAAGATTATGCGAAGATTTTTCAATTAAGAATAAAGAAGAAGCCTTAGAAATTAAAAGTCCTATTATAATGTACAATCTAAAAGAATCTTCATTGCAAGTAAATATAAATAAATATTCCGAGTCTCATAATTTATTTATGAACATATGTGGATATATAGATAGACTATTTAAAATAACAGACATCGCATCTGATTGTATAAAAAACGAAAAGATTATACTAAATTTAACAGAAACTAGTAAAGTTTATGATGAAAATAGTAAATTGACAAATGTCAAAACTATTAAAAAAGAAGGAAAAATGATATGTTCTTTTACGTGCGACGGGGGTCAATTTAATCTTAAAAGCTTACTGCTCGTTAAATAAAACATTCGTTCCATTATTTTAATTAAAATATAAAAGATAATTAAAATATGGGTACCGTTAAAGACGAAATCGAAGTCTATGATCCGGTAAATACTAATAAAAATGTTTATTATTCAAAGATAATGTATAAAAATTCTGAAATAAGCTTACAAGTAGGTAAAAATATCCTTACATTAAATAAAGATAAAAACAAAGCAAAGCTTGTAATCGACGATGAGACTGTTAATTTTATAAGGGAGGTTTCAAAAGCTGTTATAGAAATTACATCAGAAAAGAGTAATGATTTCTTCGGTAAAGAAATAAATATAGAAGACTGCGAATCAATTTATAAAGAGGCCCTTATTAATAATGTATTACATTGTTTTTATGATGAAGATACTTATTTTTATGAAACAAAAAGAAATCAAGTAAATGTAGAGGATCTTCCATCGGAGTTAGAAGGCATAACACTACTAAAATGTAGCGCAGTTGTGTATACTAAACATTCTTTCTTTATCAGGTGGGAGATATCTCAATTTAAGATTAAGAAACCAAAGGAACAAGAAGAGATTTTTAAATTTGATGAATACGTGATAAAAGATTTACCAGATCATGAGACCCCGATAGACGGGGACCCGTTGTCAAAAAAATTAGATGAAATCTGTCTATTTTAAAAAGCTAGACGAAACGAGAAACTTTTGGATAAAACACTTGAAGATTGTAAAAAAGATCCAAAAAAGAATAATTTAAAGATAATATTTATTTAACTTATTATGGAAGAAATACTAAAGTGTATACGTACAGTAGAAGACGAACTTGGAAACCATTATAGAGAAAATATATTTCAATTTGCTCTATACGTAGAATTAAATTTATGTGGTTATCTTGTTCAAACAGAAGTTATGATTCCTATACATTATAAAGGCGTTTATGTAGGTTTCGAAAGAGCAGACATTGTCATATATGATAAAATGGGAAATATAGAATACATACTAGAATTAAAGTCTCAAAACACTAGGCTTGCTTCAAAGGAAATAATGCAACTCAGAAAGTATCTTAAAAACACTGGTTGTTCAAATGGATTACTTATTAACTTTTATGAAACACTTGAAATAATTAATGTAGATCAAGAATCTTCTCAGAAGATCAACTGTTCTTGAAATTCATTATATGACATTTTTCTGGTATATAATTAGCACTAAATGTTAATGTATTATTTATAGGGGATAAACTTACTTCAAAAATATTCTCATTGCTATCGGGTACCTTCAATCTTTTATCATTAATTAAATTATGTAATGTATATAATTTATTTAATGTTACACCGTTTGCAAGTTTTAACCATATTTCTTTTGTAGTCTTTCCCGGTATTCCAAAAGTTTCTCTGAAATTTTTTAATTGGGTAGATTGATTTGCACTTCTATAAACGTGCGTGTTTTTAAATATTTCTTCCATTATTTTTGCATCCTTTTGATTAAGTATTTTATTAATCTTTATTATATAAGCTCCTTCTAGTGTAAATACTATATGAATTAATGTACCATCTTTTGCAAAATTTATGCACTGACGCATGTCTTCACCGGATGGCCAGCCGTAGACTGCGTTTTCACCTAAATAAGCACTTCTTGGGTGCGTATGAAAATTTATAATACCGTTGGGTGTATATACGCTTGCTCCGTTTCCTTTATTTATCCTAAATTTAGTGCTAGTTTTATCGCAAACTCCGTCTTTACAGTTGGTGTCTGTAAATAATAGAACACCGGCTCTTTCATCCTTGTCATTATTTAATGATGTCTTAATCTGTTTTATAAATTCAGGTTCTATACTCCATTTAACTCTTTTTTTAGAGATAGTACACATATTTATAATAATACAATTATTTTTTTGAAGTTTAAATTGAACTTTTAAAAATAATTATATCTTTATAAACATGGCTGAAACCCTTAATGTTAATGTATTAGTTGCAGCAAAAGAAGAATATACTAAACAGTTGATATCTACTATACAAGGTGGTATATATGATATAATTAAACAGATATACACAGAGTCTCAAAAAAATAATATTCGTAGACTTGTTTCGTATTCTAATTTTCAAAAAGAACTAAAAGCTGTTCCAAATTGGGCAAGTTTTAAACTTGACGAAAGACTGCACGCTATCAATTCTAAATATCCATATTTAATGGACTTGGTAACAGCTATTTTTGTTAGTCATGTCAAGATTTTAGCTTCCGTTAGACTTAAAAGTGACGACAAATCTGTTAAAATAAAGGTTCCGAATTTAAATACATTTTTACATAAAATACTAATCAATTGTTCGGAATGTATTTATTATACACCTGATATAATAGAAGACGGCAAAACTAAAATATTTGAAATAATCAACGCATCTATAAATGAAACGATAGCAAATCAAATACCCATAGAATACATTCTAAATGAATATCTATCGGGAGTTTTCGACGAAGAAGAACCATCTTATCCTGATAACGAAGACGTAGTAGAACACGAACCAGACTTAAACGAATATTCGGATGATGAAGTAGATGATGACGTAGATGTTAAGAAAAATATACCTATAATACCTATCCAGAGGTCCGTTTCTAAAAAAATAGCACCCGGTACTCTAAAAGATGAATTACCGTTTAACAGACCAGAAGAAGATCTAGAACCAGAACCAGAACCAGATCCAGAACTTGATCCAGAAATTGAAGATTTTAAAGATCTTAAAAATAAGAAAGACAATGCGTTTAAGATAAATAAACAAGAAGAAATAGAAGATGATTCAGATGAAGAAATATCAGACGACGAAGAAGATAAGAAAGAACCCACGCTTTTTTAAATAGTTTAAATTCTTTTATAATATTATAGATGTCTTCTCTAAAAGAAGTTATAAATTTACAAAAGAGACAACACTCTCGTTATATAGCACTTAAACAAGACATTTTAAATAAACTTACAGAAAAAATAATCCATTTGGCAAAACACGGCGAAATGAGATGTGTCTACGCAGTTCCTTCTTATGTTTTTGGTGCACCAATGTATAACGTAGCGGACGTTACAGCATTTCTCTATTATACATTTAAAAAAGAAGGATTTTGCGCAGTAATATTAGGCAACGATAAAATTTTTATATCATGGGACATAAATGATATAAACGGTATTAAAAAGACAAATAAAAAGAAAAATCAACTTGTAGATATAAAACCTCTTATTAATATAAACAAATAATGGGTTGTTTATTTTCTTGTTTTCGAGATAAACAAATTTATGAAGATGTAGAGCTTTCTAGGAGTCTTATAGATAATAATACGCAGACTGATGAATACTACAGTGATGACAATTTTGAATTTGATTATTATCCTGATTTTTTTGAAACAGTTTACAGAAGAAGATTATACACCGGAGATTAATAGATTTAAAAAATAAAACTATATAATTAATAATCATGATTATACTTTCTTTTGATATAGGCATTAAAAATCTAGCATATTGTATGTTAGATTCGGAAAATAAATGTATTCTTGATTGGAACGTCTTAGATTGTAGTGGAGAAAATGAAACTTTAAGAGTTATACAGGAAATAGATTCATTATCATATTTAACTGAAGCTGATATAGTTCTATTAGAAAAACAACCGTCTTTCAATCCAAAAATGAGAAATATATCAACTGCGTTATATGTATATTTTGTATTAAGAATACAACACGAGTTGTCTAAAAACTGTAAGGTAATATTTTATCCAGCTAAGTACAAACTTAAGTGTTGTGATACTAAAATAGAACACAAAAGTAAAGATAAATATAGACAAAATAAAAATTTAGGAATTGTTCATGCTCGAGAACTAATAACTACACATGAAACTTTTTTTGAAAAACACAAAAAGAAAGATGATCTAGCTGATTGTTACCTACAGGCCGTAAGTTACATCAAATTTTTTATAAACTCAAATGAACAAAAAACAGTACCGTGATAAGGTATACTTCTAAGAAGATATATACTGATGCCTCTATAGTAGTCTACAATTCTCATATTTCTAATGGGATCAGAATTTCTTAGTTTAGTTCTAACTGTATCAATCGGGTAAAATACACAACTTGAAATCGTCTTTGATATCGCGGTGTTTAAAAATGTATTAAAGGTAGAATTATTTGATCTATCTTTAAGATATTCATACAAAGGAACTTGAATTGTAAAGTTTAAATTTATAATATATGTAGGCAAAAGACCTCTGTAACATTTATAAAGATTTATGTTTTCTAAAGATTTTCCAGTTTGTAACCTTTGGCGCAAAACCCAAAAAGGCGTAGTAAATGTACTTGCGGTGCAACAAGATACATAAGACGCAATGGGTTTTGGTAAATTAGTCTCTTTTAGTTTTTTATAAAATGGAAAATAAATGGTCCAAAAAGATGGTACAGCTATTATACCATAACTTATCCCTCTGTATAAATATTTTACATTTAAATGTATACTATTATTCAGTTGATAATTTACTCTAAGTGTGTCTAGTGGGTTACAAATTATTGTTGAAATTATTCCAGCTCCGAGAGCGGGTATAACTTCTTCCATTTGTATCTAAATAAAATATATTTTTATATTAAATAAAATCTTATTATAACCAAAACAATTAATAATATATAATTTATCATTGTTTGGGTTTAATTACTTAACATGAATATATTCATAAACCAAACTTGCTACCCTTGCGTTTTTAAAGGTTCCGTATGTATGATCTTGTAAAGAATATAACATTTCGTCTATCTTTGAAAATTGAGATTTATTAATTTTTAATAATGTTGGTTTGAAATTATTTGGTATAAACTTTTCCATTTCTGAAATATTCTGCTTTCTATTGTTAGTCATTACTGAATTTTTAACTATAGTGTAATAAATTGATAAAAGTAGTTCTGTAAATATGCTTTGACAGAAGGAATCTTGGAACCCCCTTTTACATCTTTTAGAAATAGCATTTTCAATCCCACTTGATGCATCACTAGATGCCATGATTTGATTATACATCAGTTGTCTCATTTTGTCTATAACTTCCTGTGTTCCCCCAAATTTAGTTACTCTTTTCATAGGAGACTTTTTCTTTTTCGCGCATCTAGACTTTATTTGAGCTTTTGTTAACTGTTGCACAAGTTTTGGCGTTTTTGAATCTATACGTTTACTTGGGCGGCAATAAGCTATCTTTTCTTTTGTTTTTCTTCCACACGGTTTTCTTTTTGGCCAAGCACATGCGTCTACCCACTTTTCTTTATACCATCTTCCAAGATCTGTTTTTCCCTTTTTACCGGTGTAACCTCCTCCGGCTGCTTTATATTCTCTTACAAGTCTTCCGGAATCATATGCACCCCATCTTCTTGCTTTTATAGATCTTTTAATTTTGGCTTTTATAGAGGCGTATAATTTTTTATTTATTACATTATCTGGTATCTTAGAGCCTCCTTTCTTACCAAAAGCATTTCCAGTAGCATATTCTTCTTTAAGCCAAGCTAAAGCCCTGTTGTACCATCTAGGTTCATCATAATCTACGTAATGTCCTATTTTACCCAAAAGTACTTCTACGTTGTCCTGAGATGTTGTTATATTTACAGCTACCCGACCTTGATATACATTGTTGTCTGGATCTAAATCCAAAAATTCATCGACAACGTGTTCTAAACACAAATACCAGAGATCATCTTCCTCAAAATCTTTAGCTGTTAATATATCAGCTGCGTAATAAAGCCATTGCGCCGCCTCTGTTCTACATGGATTTAAAATAAGCCAAGGTTCTCCGTAGTCTGATGTCATTTGTTCGGTTGCATACTCTGGAGATTCATATTCAGCATTCATCCTCCAAAGAAGCTGCTTAAGAAATCTTTTAGTCATCATATTGGCAGGTATTTTTCTTACATTTCTGCCTCTTTGTATTCTTTGGATGTCAGAAGACGATACATCTCTTTGAATTAAGTTTTGAAGATCGGTGGGTAATTTTCTAAGACTTGTTTCTTCGAATGGAATTATTGTTCCAAAAGATAACTTTTTACTTCCAGAAATACCAGTTGGAAATTTACTTGTTCGATTGTAAACATTAAGTCTACGTTTATAATCAGCAAGACTGGCCTTTAGACTTGGTTTATTCCAGAGAATATACATGGATAAATATCCGGGTTTCATTGGATCACCTGTTCTAAGATCTTTCTTGTGACGAGAAATGTATCTTTCTCTTCTTTCGAGATCTTTATGGATTGTGAAATCCGACATTCCGGCGGCGCCAAATTTACGCACATAAGTCTTCCCGTTTTTCTCGAATGTAATTTCATACTTTTTCTTACCAGATTTAAGTTTCTTAAAACTCTTTACCTTTATCATTTGATAATAAGCAATATTTTAATAAAAGCATTAAA